AAGTCAAACCATACAAGATGGCCCTAAAACGGCCATCTTTAGGTTTACCAATGTTAGCGACGGCACGGGTGAATCTGCGGTTGTGAAGGTAGACGCATCGGCTCTCGCTTCTGACCCGGTAACTGGTGCTGCCTGCACGAGTGCAAGCATTGAGTGCATCTGGTACTCCACCGTGGGAATGGGCGTGAAGATCCTCTTCGACGCCACCTCGGATGTGCTTGCCTGGGAACTCCGCGAGAACGATGCGCGGACGATGGACTTCCGTGATTTTTCTGGCATCCCGAACAATGCGGGTGCTGGGAAGACCGGAGACATTGCCTTCACCACGGTAGGAGCTGGGGTTGGGGACGTTTACACAATCGTCCTTCAGGTCCGCAAGCACTATGGCTAAGGCAAAGACCCCCGCCAAGAAGACTAAGTCTCGTGTCAACGAGGCGGGGAACTATACGAAACCCGCGCTTCGCAAACGGATCTTTGAGAAGATCAAAGCCGGTGGCAAGGGCGGGAAGCCTGGGCAGTGGTCGGCGCGTAAGGCGCAGATGCTTGCCAAGGAGTATAAGGACCAGGGCGGGGGGTATCGAGACTGATGGCCCTTAGGACGCCCCAGAAGAGCCTTAAGAAGTGGACCAAGGAGGAGTGGGGCACCAAGTCTGGCAAACCCTCCACCCAGGGAAAGAAGGCTACTGGCGAGCGCTATCTGCCCAAGAAGGCACGGGAAGCGCTGTCCGATAAGGAATACGCCGCCACCTCCCGCAAGAAGCGAGAGGATACGAAGAAGGGCAAGCAGCACAGCAAGCAGCCCAAGAAAATTGCCAAGAAGACGGCGAGGCACAGACGATGAGCCTGACGGACGCAGAGAAGAATAGGCTGAAGAAGGCGGGGCTGACCGGCCTGAACAAGCCCAAGCGGACCCCGAGCCACCCAAGCAAGAAGGGCGTGGTTGCTGTCCGCGATGATGGCAAGGTGAAGATCATCCGCTTCGGTGACCAGAAAATGGGTCACAATTATTCTGATGAAGCCCGGAAAAACTTCAAGGCACGCCATGGCAAAAACATCAAGAAGGGCAAGACCTCCGCTGCTTACTGGGCAGACAAGGTTTTCTGGGCTGGCAAGGGAGGCTCTAAGAAGGCTCCTCCTAAGTCTCAGAAGCAAAAATATGGGAAAAGCTGATGCCGATCTCACGAGCGCAAGCAAGCAAGCAGACCAAGAACGCCCCGGCCTCCAAAGCCAAAAAGCAGGCCAAGGTGAAGAAAGTCATGAAAGAGTTCAAAGAAGGCACCCTCAAATCTGGTGGCTCAGGCCAAAAGGTTAAGAGCCGGGATCAAGCTATTGCCATAGCCATGTCTGAGGCGGGCATGAAGAAGAAGAGGAAGAAAAATGGCTAAATACAAAGACGACTTCAAAAGCACCCTTAAGATGTTTAGTCCGGCTTATGCGCTGGCTACGGACGGGGTAAAGGGGCTTGGCGATACGCTTCTAGGCAAGGCATTGCTTCTTAATCCGACTACTCGGGGCATGGTGAAAGACAAAATCCCCGGAGCAGGAGACCGAGAAAAAGAAGAGGCAGCAAGGATGGCAGAGCTTGATGCTGCAAAAAAGAACCTCCTTGCCGGGCGAACCGCCCAAAAGCCGATGGGCATGGCTGCTGGCGGCATGACCTCCCGCAAGCGCCCCATTGATGGCAAGGCCACCCGTGGCAAGACCAAAGGGCGTATGTGCTAATGGCTACCAGCGGCACCTTTGCGTTTAACCTTGACCTTGGCGATGCCATCGAGGAGGCGTTTGAGCGTGCCGGTCTGGAAGCTCGGAGCGGCTATGACTACCGCACGGCTCGCCGCAGCATCGACCTGCTTATGCTTGAGTGGCAGAACCTTGGTCTTAACTTGTGGACAGTAAAGGAAGGAACGCAGGTACTCACGCCGGGGACGAACAGTTACACCCTCGATCCCAAGGTACAAGATATTATTGAGGCGTACCTGCGTACAGATTCTGGCAATGTGTCAAGCCAGTTTGACCAGAGTATGTCTAGGATATCTGTCAGTCAGTACGCGCATTTGTCCAACAAGCTGACCCAGTCTAAGCCCCTGGAGTATTACGTTGAGCGCAGTCCGTCAGGAATCACGGTCAAGCTCTGGCCGGTCCCTGATAGCCAAGAGACTTACACGTTTGGCTATTACTACATGGAGCGGATCGAGGATAGCGGAAAGCCTGCGTCCAATAACATGGACATCCCGGCACGGTTCCTTCCGTGTCTTGTGGCCGGTCTTGCATACAAACTGAGCCTTAAGTTCCCAGGGGTGGCAGACAGAGCAGCGGTACTGAAAGCGGACTATGACGAGCAGTGGATGCTTGCCTCCGATGCGGCAAGGGAGAAGGCGTCCTTGTTCGTGGCACCTGGGGGGTACACCTTTTGAGTTACGCTTCTGGTAAGTACGCATTTGGCTATTGCGATCTGACGGGTTTCCGGTATCCCAAGAAAGACCTGATCCCGTTGATTGTGAACCAGCGCCCGACCGGGCTTTTGGTTGGACGTGATGTGTGGGACCCGGACCAGCCGCAGCTTCAGCTTGGCAAGGTTCGCACCAATGACCCCCAGGCGCTGCGCAATCCGCGCCCTGATCAATCTCAGGATGAGAGCCGAAAGCTCTTTGCCTGGAACCCGGTAGGCGGCGGCGTCACGGCCTTAGGCAGCAGGACTGTCGGTCTTGATATCGAAGCCCAGGCGGGCCGAGTAACGGTGGTGACCTCCTAATGGCTTGGACATTCACAACGCTCAAGACTGCAATCCAAGACTACTTGGAAACGTCCGACTCGACGTTTGTCAGCAATCTTCCGACGATTATCACCCAGGCAGAAGATCGCATCCTCAAGTCGGTCCAGTTGCCAGATTTTAGGGTGAACAAAACCGGGACGATGACGAGCGGAAACCCGTATCTGCAAACCCCGTCAGATTTTCTTGCAGCGTACTCAATGGCGGTGGACAACAGCGGGTATGAGTATTTGCTGTTTAAGGATGTGAACTTCGTCCGAGCGTTGTACCCGGACGAGTCGGCCACGGGAGTGCCGAAGTATTACGCGCTGTTTGATGACGCATCGTTTATTGTTGGCCCAACGCCAAACGCCAACTTCACGGTAGAGCTTCATTACTTCTACAAGCCTGAATCTATTACTACGGCAGCATCTGGCACGAGCTGGCTTGGCACTAACGCAGAAAGCACGTTGCTTTACGGCTGCCTTGTTGAGGCGTACACCTTCTTGAAAGGTGATCCTGATCTGATGCAACTATATATGGGTCGATACGATGATGCCCTTGCCAAGCTCAAGTCGCTTGGTGAAGGGTATAATACGACCGACAGCTATCGATCAGGTGCCGTTAGGCAAGTGAGGGGCTAATGTTTGATGTTGCGGTAACCCATAGCGGGACGGTGAATGTGGTCACAACAAGCAATAGCGGATTGCCTGTTGAGCATTGGGCTGACAGGGCGTCAGACACGATTATTTCTGTAGGAAACCAGAGCCATCCGATTATTGCTGAGCAGGCTCATGCGTTTAAGGACACGATCCGGCACGTCATCCTTCATTACATGAAGGAGGCTGTGAAGAGTGACCGGACGACCCTTATTGCATCCCTTGAGAAAGCGGGTCAGCAGGATATGGCAAAACTACTGAGGGCAAAGTAATGGCAATCACCCAGGCGATCTGCACCTCGTTTAAGCAAGAGCTTTTACAGGGCATCCACAATTTCACCAACGGGGCAGGCGGCGGCACCACGACCACCACCGGAACGGGCAATAGCTTCAAGCTTGCCCTGTACACCAGCTCGGCTACGCTGGATGCAACGACGACCGCGTATACAGCGTCTGGAGAAACGTCGGGAACCGGATACAGTGCCGGTGGCGGAGCGCTTACTAACGTAACCCCGTCTACCTCTGGCACCACGGCGCTGACGGACTTTGCGGATCTGACGTTTTCCAGTGCGACGATTACTGCTGCGGGGGCGTTGATTTACAACTCCTCAACGACGGCAGGCTCGGCGGATCGAGCGGTGGTTGTTCTGGATTTCGGCGGAGACAAGTCGTCATCCGCTGGAGACTTTACCATCCAGTTCCCTACGGCAGACGCTAGCAACGCCATCATTCGTATTGCGTAAGGCCATGTAAATGGCTTCCTCGACGCTATATTCAGGGTGGGGTCGGGCAGGCTGGGGCGCCGGGTCCTGGGGGCGTCCTATCTTAATAATGTTCCCAGATGGCTCCGAAGCCACGGTTACGCCTGGGTCAGTCGGCGTAACAGGGACGGCAAATCTTCCCGTAACAGGCGTTCAGGCAACGCTTCTTCTTAACAGCGTAACGGTTTCGGGTGACGCGGCTGTCTCGGTAACGGGGCAACAATTGCTTGCCAGTCTTGGCACGGTAGGCATTGTCGGTAACGCAAACATATTCCCTTCGGGCGAAGGCATATCAGCCTTAGAAGGGACTGTTACTATTGCAGCAAGCTCGTCAATTCCCGTGACGGGACAAGAGGTTACTTCAGCTCTTGGCGATGTCGTCATCAGCGGAGATGCGGTTGTTAGCCTTGTTGGCGAGCAGCTTGTTATTAGCTTAGGCAACGTACAGGTATGGGGTGATGTGGATACAGATCAAACAGCAAATTGGGTGGGCGTGGCAGCAAGTCAAACGCCTTTCTGGGTGGACGTGGATGCAAGCCAAAGTCCTAACTGGCAAGGCGTGGCATAAAGCTAAGTCCTTGATCAAAAAAGCGGAGTAATTAAATGGCGACGTATGGGAACGACCTCCGGCTGAAAGAAATTGCAACGGGTGACGAGGCCGGGACCTGGGGTACGTCAACCAATACAAACCTTGAGCTTATTGGCGAAGCGCTTAGCTTTGGCACGCAAGACTGCTTCGCTAGTGATGCGGATGCGACTACCACTGTCGCAGACGGAGTCGCAGATCCTGCACGGTCTATGTACTTCAAGGTCACTAGCAGCGCGACCTTGACCGCGACTCGGACCCTGACCATTGCCCCGAACACTATCAGTCGGGTCATGTGGATCGAGAACGCGACGACTGGGAGCCAGAGCATCACGATTTCCCAGGGCAGCGGGACGACCGTGACTATCGCAAGCGGCGCGGTGAAAAGCGTTTATCTAGATGGAGCTGGCAGTGGCGCCAATGTCGCCGCATTTGATACGGCAAACTTTGAGGCCGTTGAGACCGACATTCGTCCTAACACCGACGACAACAACGACCTCGGCTCCTCCACCAAGCGCTGGCAGGACCTCTACCTCTCCGGGGGCATGTACCTCGGCGGTACGACCAGCGCCAACTTCCTCGACGATTACGAAGAGGGAACGTGGTCGCCCACTATGCTTGTGGGTATGACCGGGACAATTTCCACCATTACCGCCAGCTATACGAAAATTGGAAGGAAGGTCACGGTCAACCTTATAGTAGAAGGGACGAGCTTGGCCGTAGCAAGTGAGGGTGTTTTCAGGTCCCTTCCGTTTACAATTTTAAGCTCTCCTAATAATTGGTATTCAGGGAGCGCAACCACATGGGCTTTGCCGGGGCCTGTATCGGTTTTTGGTGTTGGGGCGGCAGCTATCGGGACGGTTGATTTTTATTTTGGCCCGGCTTCCAGCACAGATCGGTTTTTCGGGACAGTTACCTACGAGACTGGAGTTTAGCGATGGCGCTTACAGAAACCCAAGAGGTCGATAAGATTGAAGTAGTCGGCCAATACGCGATCCTACAAGTTCGCACAGCAACCGTTGTCCGCAAAGACGGGCAAGAGATCGCTCGCTCCTTTCATCGCCACATGGTCTTTCCGGGGCAAAGCGTGAGCGGCGAGGACTCCAAGGTGGTAGCTATCGCCAACGCTCTCCACACGCCGGAGGTCATCGCGGCCTTTGAGGCGGCAAACGGGGGCTAATCATGCCTAGCACATACACCACAAACCTTGGTATCGAGAAGATCGGGAGCGGTGAGCAGTCCGGCACTTGGGACGTAACCACCAACCTCAACTTCGACATCATCGACCAAGGGATCAATGGCGTTGTCTCGGTCACGCTGGCGGCTGCGGGCACCTCTGGCTCGCCCAACACCATCGACATCACCGATGGCACCCTGAGCGATGGCCGGAACAAGTTCATTGAGTTTGTGGATGGGGGCGACCTCGGGGCCACGGCCTATGTCCAGCTCACGCCGAACGACGCAGAGAAGATCGTCTTCATGCGTAACAGCCTCTCCGGCTCGCGGTCGATCTTGGTCTTTCAGGGCACTTACAACGCCGCGAACGACTTTGAGATTCCCGCCGGGAAGGACGTGGTTATCCGCTTCGACGGAGGCGGTGCCGGGGCGACCGTGACTGACGTGTTCAACAGCCTCCTCGTCACGGAGTTTGAGGCAACCAACGCGGCGGCTACGCGCACCAACCTCGGCTTGGGCACGGCGGCGACCTCTGCCGCGACCGACTTTGATCCAGCAGGCGAGGCGGTGGCCCTCGCGATTGCATTGGGGTAGACCATGGCTAATGCGTTTTTGAGCGAAACAGACACCGGCATTGGCACCAGCCCTGCCACCGTATTTACCTGCCCGAGTTCGACGCAGACGACGATCATTGGCCTCTCAGTGGCGAACATTGAGTCGAGCCAGATCACCGTGGACGTGCAGCTCGACGCCTCTGGGCGGACCTCTGGGGCCGAGGACAGCGTGTATCTTGTGAAGGCTGCGCCCATCCCCGTAGGCGGCGCTTTGGTGGTCATCGGGGGCGATCAAAAAGTGGTCATGGAGCCGGGGGACGCGATCAAGGTCACCTCCGACACCGCTGCCTCTGCCGACGTTGTTCTTAGCCACCTCGACATCACCTAAGGGGGCGACATGGCGTACATAGGACAAGGGGCGCCGCAGACCTTCCCGGCCACCGTATCGAACCTAAACATTACTGGCCCGCTTACCGTGGGTGGGGCTTTGACGGCTAGTGGCGCATTGAGCGTTTCTGGAAAGTTCACCGCGTCCGGGGAAACCCTCCTCCCTGCGGGAACTACGGCTCAGCGCCCTGCTTCGCCTGTTGCGGGGTCTGTCCGGTTTAATACCACGCTCGGTGTTTACGAAGGTTATAACGGGTCGCAATGGGTTGATCTAAGCAATCCTGTTATTGATATTGAGTATTTGGTCATTGCTGGCGGTGGCAGCGGTGCGGGTTCAGCGACCGCCGTTTACAACGGTGGTGGTGGCGGCGCGGGAGGGTATCGCTCTTCAGTGACCGGAGAGGCATCCGGCGGAGGAGCATCAGCGGAATCGGCTTTATCCCTCTCACTTAATACAGCGTATACGATTACTGTTGGCGCTGGTGCTGCAACGACCCCCGTAGATACGGCAGGAAGCAACGGGTCAAACTCTGTTCTGGATACAATAACCGCATCGGGGGGCGGCGGTGGAGGTAAGACCACAGGACTCGCAGGCGGATCAGGCGGGGGTGGTGCCGGTTACGCTAGTGGGAGCAGTCAGGCAGGCGGGTCAGCAACGGCTAGCCAAGGTTATGCCGGCGGAAGCGGAACCAATAGCGGCTTTGGCGCGGGCGCGGGTGGCGGCGCAGGTGCGGCCGGCGGGGATGCGGTAGGCAATACCTCTGGGACAGGCGGAAACGGCGTTCAATCCTCCGTCACTGGCTCGGCAGTTTATCGTGCGGGAGGTGGCGGTGGTGGTACAGGCGGAGCCGCAGGTGGCCTTGGTGGAGGGGGCGCTGGCGGAAACAATTCTAATGGTGTAGCAGGCACTGCTAATACTGGTGGTGGTGGCGGTGGCGCTCAGGGAGATGCAAGCCGGTTAGGCGGCGCAGGAGGCTCTGGCGTAATCATTCTCAAGGTTCCCGCCGGATACTCCGCAACTTTCTCTGGCGGCGTAACGCAAACCAGCGCAACTGTTGGAACCGATACTGTTTACACCGTGACCGCCGCAGGCGCGTCGGATACTGTCACTTTTAGTTAGGAGTAATCATGGCTCACTACGCATACGTTGATGGTCGCAATATCGTCACCCAAGTGGTGGTCGGGAAGAACGAGGACGAACCCCTGCCTGATGGCTACGCTTCTTGGGAAGCCTACTACGGCGCGATCCGCTGCTCCTACAACACCCACGGCAATGTCCACGCAAACGGCGGCACCCCGTTCCGCAAGAACTACCCCGGCATTGGCTACACTTGGGACCCGGTGCGCGATGCCTTCATCCCGCCGAAACCGTTCGCTAGCTGGACGCTGAACGAAGATAGCTGCCTCTGGGAAGCGCCCGTGCCGATGCCTGAAGACGGGCAAATGTACCGCTGGGATGAAGATTCCGGGGCTTGGGTAGTTATCGAGGAGCCTGCTGCGTGAGCCGGATCATCTACCAGACGGATGACGGTGGCGTAGCGGTGATCACCCCGACCCCGCAGGCCCTTGAGCGCATGGACATCAACGCCATTGCCAAGAAGGACGTGCCCACGGGTAAGCCCTACAAGATCGTCGCCGACTCTGAGGTGCCGTCTGACCGGACCTTTCGCGGTGCGTGGGAAGTTGACCCCGCTACGCTGACCGATGGGGTGGGCGCATGATTTCGGTGAACATGGACAAGGCCCGCGAGATTAAGAAGGACATGATCCGCGAAGCGCGCAAGCCCATGTTGGAGGCTCTGGACGTAGCCTATATGCGCGCTGTGGAGGCCGGGGATACGACCCAGCAGGCCCAGATCGCTGCTGAGAAGCAGGTGTTGCGTGACGCGACCGCTGACCCTGCCATTGCCGCAGCAAGCACCCCCGAAGAGCTAGCCGCCGTGGACCCTTTGGGAGCCTGAAATGAGCAACGCCCGCAACCTCGCTGACCTCGGCACCCAAGCAGCCGCTGATTACGTCCTGAAGGACGGCGACCCGGCAACGGTTAGCGTTGAATACCTTGTTGTTGCTGGTGGCGGCGGTTCTGCTGCGGGCGGTGGAGGCGCGGGCGGATTTAGAGAAGGGACTGCTACAGGGCTGATCGCTACTATAGCCTATTCTTTGACGATAGGTGCTGGAGGAACAGCAGGCTCTGGGGGTGGAACAAACAACGCCGGTATTGGCGGAAATTCAACATTCAATACTATTACCAGCGCAGGTGGAGGGAATGGCGGCGGATTCTCTGGCTCCGGGGGTAATGGTGGTTCCGGCGGCGGTACAAGCTACGACGTTACTTCTGCGGGAGGGTCCGGTAATACTCCTTCTGTAGCTCCCGCTCAAGGATTTGACGGGGGATCGTCTGATAGAGGAGCGTATGGAGGCGCAGGCGGCGGGGGTGGCGCGGGCGGTGCGGGGCAAGATGCAACAACCCAAGATGCCACAACCGGACGAGGCGGTAATGGCGGGTTAGCTAAATCTTCTACTATTACCGGATCAACTGTCTACTATGCCGGTGGTGGAGGTGGCGGTGGTAACACGCAGGGGACCGCAGTTACTGACGGGGGACTCGGTGGGGGGACCAGCGTCACGGCGGAAAAAGGCGGCGCCGGGGACGGTGCGCGAGTTAATGCTGGAGGCGGTAGTAACGGGACTGCTAATACCGGAGGCGGAGCGGGAGGCGCAGAGCCGGAAGGAACTCCGGGCGGTTCAGGCGGTTCAGGCGTAGTCATCCTCAAAATCCCCGCTGCAAACTCTGCAACATTCTCTGGCGGCGTCACCCAGACCTCTGCCACGGTCGGCGCCTATAAGGTCTATACGATCACTGCCGCAGGCGCTAGCGACACGGTGACCTTCTCGTGACCCGTGCCCGCGACATGGGTAATTTCGCACGCGACGTAGACAGCCTCCTTGAGCTAGACGGGCAGGCTGTTGCAGTGGAGTACCTCGTCATTGCGGGCGGAGGAGGTGGGGCCTCTGCTTATGGTGGGGGTGGCGCTGGCGGTTACCGGACCAGCACGTTTTACAGCACCTCCCCTACGGCAAACACGCTTACTGTTGGGGCGGGCGGCACAGGAGACGCGGCGGGAGGCCCTCTAGGCTCTCAAGGTGGAGACGGTGGCGACTCTGTATTTGCAACCATAACGTCAACCGGGGGCGGTGGCGGAAGCTCTTATGACCCAAGCCCTACGGGGCGCTCGGGTGGTTCTGGGGGCGGTGCAGGTTATACGGCTTCTGGCGGGATCGGCGGTGCAGGCAATACTCCGGCGACCAGTCCATCGCAAGGTAATAACGGCGGCGGCTCTAGCGGTTCTGCGCCTTACTATGGTGGCGGCGGGGGTGGCGGGGCAGGCGCTGTAGGCGCAACAGGTACAAGCACCAACGGCGGAAACGGTGGAGACGGCCTATCAAGCTCAATCACGGGAAGCGCTGTTACCCGCGCAGGTGGCGGAGGGGCAGGGAACTACCAAGTCAGTAATGGTGGCACGGGCGGTTCTGGCGGCGGCGGTGATGCTGGGAATATAGGCACGGCTGGGACGGCGGGAACCGCAAATACTGGCTCAGGCGGTGGTGGCGGTCATGCTGGCTCGGCGGGTGTTGGCGCTTGGACGGGAGGCGGAGCCGGAGGCTCAGGCATAGTAATCCTCAAGGTTCTGGATACTGTCACGGTTACGTTCTCTGCCGGTGTTACGCAGACTTCCTCGACCTCCGGCGGCTATACTGTTTATACGATCACAGCGGCGGGTGTCAGTGACACCGTAACATTTTCATAGGTGAGCTATGGCATCGTCAAAGATCAGTGAGCTAACAGACGGCACCCAGTTTGAACCCGGCGATGAGACCATCGTCGTCCGCAGTGGCGTCAACTGGAAGGTCGATCCGACCAAGAACGCCGTCCAAGCGTGGGTCAACTTCAACGGGCAGGGTACTGTGGCTATCCGCGAGTCCTATAACGTCTCAAGCATCACGGACAACGGGACGGGGGACTATACGGTCAACTTTACCAATGCGCTGACGGATGCCGAGTATTCAAAGTGCGTAGCAACGTCACCAGCTTATGGAACGTCAGTAACAGCCGTTATGACGGACGTGCAAAGCAGCGGATTGACAGAAGTAGCCCCAACGTCTTCCAGCTTTCGTTTTTTGGTGTCTTACGCAGCAAGCGCAACAAGGGCTGACCCAAAATACGCTTCCGTAATTGTCGTCCGCTAAGGAGCCGAGATGAGCTATATAGGCAGAAGAAGCCCTCAGCTCGGCGTCCGAACCCGGTTCTACTACACGGCGACCGGCGGCGAAACGTCCCTGTCCGGCGCGGATGACAACGGCAACACGCTGATTTTCTCTGACGGCACCTACGTCGATGTCCTGCTTAACGGCATCACCCTCGTCGCCGGGGTGGACTACAACACGAGTACGACCAATACCATTTCTGGCCTAGCGGCCCTGACGGCCTCTGACGTTGCCGAGATCGTGGTTTACGACGTGTTCTCCGTGGGCGACGCGGTATCCAAATCCAACGGCGGCACCTTCGACGGGGTGGTTAATTTCGGCGCCGGGGCGAACGGCGAGATCGGCAGCACCACCCCTGCTGCTGGTGCGTTTACCACCTTATCTGCGTCTGGCAACACCACCCTCGACGGGACGGCTATCGCCAAGCAGGGGATGCCCATCGTCACCGAGGCCGGGACAACCAAGACCTTCGCCCTGACCGATATTGGCGCCTATGTGCGGACGACCAGCGGCTCTGCCGTAACCATCACCGTGCCAGAAAACAGCAGCGTGGCGTTCCCTACGGGCACCGAGATCGTGGTCTTTCAGGCGGGGGCTGGACAGGTCACCTTCGTCGCTGCGGGCAGCGTGACGATCAACTCAAAAGATGGCGACCTGAAGATCACCGGCCAATACTCCTCGGCTACGCTGAAGAAGATCGCGACGGACGAGTGGGACATGATTGGGGACTTGGCGGCGTAATGTTCGCGAAAGCGTTACTCATGGGGTCTTCGCAGGGCGGCTTCTCTCCTCTGTTGGTCGAATACCTTGTTATCGCTGGTGGCGGCGGTGGCGGGAACATTACGGGCGCTGGCGGTGGCGCCGGTGGTTATAGGTCATCGGTTAGCGGTGAGTCGTCCGGCGGCGGAGCGTCTGCCGAGACTGTGCTGCTTCCAGTCCTCGGAACTCCATATACGTTAACAGTCGGCGCTGGCGGCGCAGGAGGCTCACAACCCTTCCCCAATGTCCTTAACAGGGGCACCAACGGATCGAATAGCACCCTCGCAACTATAATTTCCGCGGGCGGCGGCGGGGGAGGCAGTAACGGAACGACGCCATCTAACGGAAAAGATGGCGGCTCTGGTGGTGGCGGATCAAATAATACCGCAGGCGGCGCGCCTGCTGTGGGCCAAGGTTATCGCGGCGGGAATCAAACATCATGGACGCCAAACTACCCCACTGGTGGCGGTGGTGGCGCAGGTCAACAAGGCCAAGATGTTTCTGGCGGCACTAGCATTGGAGGCAAGGGCGGAGACGGGGTCCAGTCGAGTATAACCGGCTCCGCTGTCTATCGCGCAGGTGGAGGCGGTGGGTCAATCTACATCACTGGGACTGCTGGATTGGGCGGACTCGGCGGCGGCGGCAATGGGTCTACCGGAGGTAGCGGAGTTTCTGGCACCGTGAATACCGGGGGTGGCGGCGGAGCAAACGGGTCGAATAGCAGCTCTCAAGCTGGTTTTGGCGGATCAGGAGTCATTATCCTCAAGGTTCCCGCAGGCTATTCCGCGTCCTTCAGCGCAGGCGTCACGCAAACTTCTGCGACGGTCGGCACGGACACGATCTATACGATCACCGCAGCGGGCGCTAGCGATACCGTGACGTTCAGTTGATATAGAATGGTAAACAGGGCCGTAGTTATGGGGGGCGCAGCCCATGTTAGACCCTATAACTGCCATAGCCACGGCTACGGCGGCGTTCAATGGCGTCAAGAAGTTAGTCGCAGCGGGGAAGGAGCTGGAAGACTGCATGGGTCAGATGGCCCAGTGGTACACAGCCATATCCGATCTGGGGGAGGCAGAGAAAGCTGCCAAGAACCCGCCGCTGTTCAAGAAACTTACGGGCGGGAAGTCCGT